ACGATTGTCATCTAGCCACCTGATTTCTAGGAGCCACATTAAGCTTAAGCTGGCCATCGCGGTAAGCATCTCCACGCTCCAAGCCATCGCCAAGGCGTCTAAGTTCTTGTAAAGCCTCTTGGTACTTTTGTTCATAGTATCCAACAAGGTCTTGCTCGCCTTTCATAAAAAGCATAGCTTCCCGCATTGCACCATAAAATAGTACTGGATCATAATTGTCGCCTAACCAAGTAGTTCCTGTGGCATTGGTTACTGTAGCAACAGTGCAGGCAAAACCTGAACCAGCGCCACCAAGATAGGCATTAGACACATTTAAAGTATCGCCAACCACATAGAATTGACCGCCATCATTGAGTGTTACGCTGGTCACCGCCGTGCCAGAAACTACAAAAGTGCCAATCGCGCTCATGCCAGAACCATTGGTAAATGGGACATTTTCGTAAACGCCATTGACATAGCCTGTACCACCTGTAATGCTGGCGCTTAAAGTAGCAATTTGACCCTGAACAATCGTAGGTGGGTAGTAAAAATAATGCAACTCGGAGCTATAGCTTGAATCTGGCGTAGGGCCGAGCAGAACTGATAGCGCCTCAAAGTTATTGTATTGATTGCCAAAAAGTGCGTAATATTTTGGCAAACCGGTATAGCTGGCGCTGGAATAGGCTTCACGTATAAAGTTAACATCTTTGTTAATTAAATACGTGTAGTTGCCAGACCCGTCAATAACGGCTAAAGAATATGTAGAAAGATAATCGCTAGGCAAAGACAAATACGGATTAGATGCCGTCATGTTTCCAGTTACGTTTTTACGCAACGAAGGAATCTGAACGCTGTTGTAAATCCGATCCTCCGCTTCCATGACGAAACGGGGAATACTGGCTACAAATAATGCCTCAGTATTTTCAGCATAGTTCTGTATAGCGTTATACAGTTGTACATAGTTCATTAGGGTTTACCCTTAAGCCATTGGACCACGTGCAATACGACCTTTGGTAGCTGCACCATTGCCGCGAGTTTCAATACCATCCTCTACTACTTCATCGTAGGTAAAAGCGCCGCCACCATAAGTTGGGCTACGTGCGTCTACTGGATCATCTTTCAAGTCGGTATGAACTTTAGCATAAGCAGTCGCTGGCTTATTGTTACGAGCTTTACCTGTTGTAATAGCAGGGCTATCTTTGCTGGTAAACGGAACATTCTTTGCGGTTGCCATATTAACCACCTCTTTGATTTTTAGCGCGAGCTACGTTACGGCCAACACTGCGCATATCCATGCCAGTAGGTCCGCCTTTTTTAAGCTTGGAAAGGTTTGTGCCTTTACCGCCCTTGTGCTCTTGTTTGTCGTGCATTTTGAAAGCTTTTTTAATCATTGCTTTGTCTTGCTTGACATCTTCTTTCATTTCTTTTTTATCCATTGCTTTGGATTCTTTTTCCATTTTTGCCATCATTTACTCCTAAGTTGTTGATATTGTTACTGTTCCTACTTGCCCAATTGCAATCAGATAATTCAAAGTCAGAACAGTATCAAAACTGCTGGCTCCGCCTACCGGATTCCAGCCCCATTGAAACACACGACTACCACCAGATACATCTCCGGCTTGCAAATAGCTTATGCCGCTGCCTTGGTTAACTAACAATCCGTTGTTACCGGAGGCATAGTAACTGACATCTGGCCGTGGCTCCCGAACCGCTTGCGGATCGTTCACGGGGTACATACCTAATTGTAACTGAGGGTGGTCTGGATCCCAACACTCATAACACACTTTTACACGATATGGCTTGGTTTTAAGCGTCTGAGTTTTTAACTCTTTTAGCTTATAACGCTGACCACATCGGTCACATTCTGCAATTGCAAACTTACCGGAAGCAAACTTATTTGGCATTAAAGCATCCTGCCCTTCGTTTTGCCTTTCGTTTCAATTCCATGTCCGCGAACCGATCCGCCTTTTTTAATGGCTTTTGGGTTATTAAGCATTTTTAATTCTGCTGCTGCGCCACCCGTGCCGGCTCCACCACCACCGCCAATAGTGCGGTTTATCTGAGTTCCAACTCTGGGGCCAGTATCATAATATGAAACACCGGTGTACTTTGGCTTGCTTCTAACATCTCTTCCAATCTCGGCAATCATATCTTTAGCTGCTTGTACCTCTTCTTTAGTAGCCATGATTACCTCGTATAAGACATATTACGTGGCACAAACCGAATAGAGGCTTTTTCGCGGTCTTCTTGTGCCGCATAGTTAAATACTTCTTCATAATATTGCTTCAATGCCATCGCGCGCGTGGGATCCATATCTGGCAATTTCATAGATAAATGCGAAGCTAATCCTGCAACCATACATGGAATCCAACGGAAAGGAATATCGCCTACATTGATACCGCCGCCAGCGTCTTGAATCCGGCGCATACGCCAATAAACAAAGGTATAGTTTCCGCCAGAGTTTGGTGTTGGCCATACGTTAATGCAGGGCAAATTAGAGATATAAACACCAGCGCCTGATGCGTGAGAGGCTGCAGTGGTGTCATTCTGACCGCGCCAGCAGTTTGTTATTACGTTTCCAACTAAATTGGTATAGGCAATAATTTCTGAATCAATCTGCACAAAGCCAGTAGAGCCAAGATTAGTAGCATCATTTACTGTCATTGTGGTCGCTGATGAGGTTACCGCCGCGGCCAAAGTTGCCGAAGGAATGGCATTAGTTAAACCATTTTGGCGGTTGATCCAAACTTGAATTGGACGGCCATTAGTCAGTTTATTAGGAATAGTAGCGTAAGTAGACTCAGATATACGGCTAATATTAATATCAGTTTGCGTGGTTGTATTTCCATTGTTTTGACGGATAACCTGATCTAGTAAATCAATTGTGTCTACTGGCAGCGGATAAATAGCTTGCCCAGAAGTGAGCGCAATGCTGCCCTCTTCAATAGTCCAAAGGTTTATTCCACGGTTTGCCCACTCAATCGTAAGCAAATTAAGAGAACGGCGCGCTGTTCTAAGGTCGTAACCAGAACGTAACTGCGAGCCACAACGCTCAAAGGCTTCTTCTACAAGCTCAGTGAGGTCTAAATTAAATGATGTTTGTCCTGATGGATTGGCCATTTATAATGCTGACGCGGCTTTTAAAGCGGCTATCTCAGCCCTTAATTTAATAATTTCTTTATCGCGTTGATCCAGCTTTCTAAGTAAGCTATAGCTGGCCTCTGACCACATGGACATATCTTTAATGCGCTCGTTATGATCCCGCTCCATCATCTTATAAAGACGGTCTGCTGTTTTCATTTGAGCTTCTATAAAGTTAATCACTTTTTCATTCCCTTCAGGGTTTCCGCCAATCTAGCCCGCTGACCCAACTTGCCGGGTTTTTTTGTTGCTGCAGCTAGTTTCTTTGGCGGAATAGTTTTACCTTCCTTTACGCCTAATTCTTTGCGTAAAGCTCCGGGTTTTTTGATTGCTTTCTGAATCCAATTTTTTGTGGCCATGATTATTTTTTCTTTGCGGTTTTAGCCGATTGAATAAAAGCATCTTTGGTAGGAGCACCCTTGCTGCCGGGTTTTCGCATATGCTCACCAGACCCTGCTGCTATCCGTGCCTGCTTTTTATGGATATTGGCGTAAAGTCCGGGCTTTGCAGAACCGCCTGCTGCCATTTTTTTAGGCTTTTTTCCAGCTTCTTTCATAGCAATTGCCGTGGCCGCTTGTTGGGCTAGACCACCCTTTTTATATTCATCAACGGCATCAGGATTGTCCTTTCTATGGATAACCTTTTTGCCCGGCATTTTAGATGGAGCAATATCGCCCATTCCGCGGCTTGCCATCATATTAGCAAGCTCCGCCTTTTTTCATTTTTTTAGCCATGCCGCCGCCACACATAGCCATTACATGGTCGCGGTGACGCTTGTGGTCGCCAGCTGTATGCTTCATATAATGAGTGCTGTGATGCTTGTGATCGCCTTCTTCATGCTGGCTGATGAAGTCGTCATGGTGAACCATGTCTGGTCCTGATTCTGGCTCCATTGTTTCTTTGGTTACTTTTGGATTCATTTACTTCTCCTTAACAATATTTACCGCGTGTTTTACCTTGCTGTGCAATACCATCTGCACGGCTAGATGCTGATCCACCTTTGGACATTTTTTTAGTTTGTCCGCCTTTTTTCATGTAACCCATTTTATTGCGTACAGGAGTAGGCAATTTTGCTAATCCGGGGTTCTCTTCTTTATCTACAGGTTTTAACATACCGCCTTCCTTCGCTAAAACTTTACCGCCTTTTTTCATACCAGCCGCAGCTGGCATAGTTGCATCGCCCATAGGATTAACCTGTGGAATGTTTTGTTGAGTAGTACCAAACAATTTGTAATCGCGCTCGGCTTCTTGACGAATACCGCGCTCACGATTGGCTTTGTAATAAGCCTCTCGCTTGGACTTTTCTTTTCCGGTTTCTTCGTATGGCATGATTAGCAGTACTTCTTCTTGGTCATTCCGCCTTTTTTCATGGCGTTAACGAGTGGGCCGTTACCAACGGTGTTGCCAGACATCTTAGGCATATTAGCTCTTGTCAAGCCGCGCTCTGCGATGCCGTTGCCGTGTGGTTTTTTGCCACCAGCAGTTTTTACAGCACCCATGGACTCGCCATAAATTACGCCGCCTTTGGCATATTTTTTCATCATGCCGCCTTTTTTCATGCGGGCTCCGCTTTCAATACCAATTTCTTTACCGCTATCACCGAGGTTGGTACCGCGTGTATGACCGCGTTTTTGCACAGCAGATTCGCCATGCTTAGTTAATTTATTGGAACCTTTTTCTACATCTTTAGCCATTGTGCGTGGACCCATGGTTTCTCCGCCTTTAGCCATCTTTTTCATCGCCATTTTCTTCATAGCCATGCCGCCTTTCTTCATTCCCATAGCACCCATGTCCATTGCGCTTGGCATATCCATGGCTTTTTTTACGCCAACATTGCGAGCTAGTGCTGGCATTCCTTTAGTTGTTACTTTTGTCTTCATTTCTTTTTCCTTTCGGGTTACACCACCAGAACTAAAACCAATGTATTTATTTAAACTTGCATTAGGTAATTGTAAATCACCGTGATGCGTTTTTTGTTTATTAATACCTTCGGCCGTAGGGTTGGCGGATCCACCCTTACGAAATTTCTTGCCTTTATCCGCAGCTGCAAAATCTTTTCCAACCTTTTGGGGTATGCCTACTTTTTTGGCAAACGCGGCATTATGAGCCACGGCTTCCATCAAATTATGCTGTGCCTTGCTTTTGCTTGGCATTACTTGCCCCAGATACCATTAAACATATTAGCCAAAATAGCGCCAATCAAAGCAAAAGCGCCACCAACCATCATCAATGTTTTCCAACCACCATGAGCTTCTGCCAGAGTTTTTTGGATAGCTTTAATTGCTTCTTTAATTTCTGCCATCTCTTTAACCATTTTGTCCATGTCGGCCTGTAAATGCTCAATATCGTTTGCGTGTGTTGCCAATTCTCTGGCTGTTAGGATTGGATCAATGTCGCTCATTTTAGCATTTCCATTTTTTCAATGACTTATTAATTCTGCTATCTGGGTCATTGGCCGTTTTACTTGATGTCAATTTCTTTTTCATTCCAGTCATACGGGCGCAGAAAGATTTTTTCCGCGATCCGCCTTCTGGTTGAGGTGGTTTAATATCGTGTCCTGCTGCTTTTAGACTTGCTCTACCTTTTGCGTTAAGACCGCCGGAGGGTGACTTCCCCTCCTTGCGAGTCCATGCTGGAGATTTAGCCATATTAAGCCATCGCTTCCTGACAAACTACGTTAACTTGAACTGCAGTACTTTGGTTTGTGGTAATTGCCACTGTCAAAATATCTGCTACGTTACCTTTAATGTTAGTCAGTACAGGGAAGAAATTCTGCAAGTCTAACTGCTGCAGTGCATTGTTAGGCGTTGAGAACGCATATACAACTTCACCACCAGACAAGTTAGCCGCAGACAAATCTACTTCAGCAAACGAGTTAAACGAACCTAAAGTATTCATAGGTTTAAAGTTAACTTGGCCCAATGAGAGCTGATTTGTTGGCGTACTTGCAACCAATTCAACCAAAGCCGTAGCGCTGGTGTTTATCAACAGCGTTTGTGGCAATAGCTGACCTCTATCAATTAATCCAATTTGATAGGTGTTACCAGCAGAAGGACTATTAGCAAGTGGCAATCCGTTAACAATATCTTGGAAAGTAATTGTGTTAGTCGTATTGCTTGTAATTCTTCCAGTATATGGCGAAGTTACTGTAGCACTTCC